GACTACAACACACCCATGCCTGACGGCCTTATGCGCTAATCTGCATGGAATTAAACCTGTGCGGACGTGACAGTGACAATAATGGATCACACTGTGACAGAACCTATAAGGCCAACTATCTGCAACCTGAAAGCAGCAAAGGGCGATGCTAAAACACTTAACGAGATTGCGCGAATGGTTGATTATCTAGCCGAACAACTTACGGAGCATGACGCATGAACAAAGCATTATGGAATTCTGTCAGTAAGACTGACCCGCGCCAAGTAAAAGCAATAACCGGCAAACAGTATCAAGGAAGCTCTCCGAAGCCATACTACATAGTAGAGCGAGCCACAGAAACTTTCGGGCCTTGCGGAATAGGATGGGGCGTAAGAGTTATAAACGAAAGGTTTGAGAGATTATCAGATGAAGATGTTCTGCATGTTGCGCTTATTGAGGTCTGGTACATGCACGAAGGCAAAACAGGATCAATTCAGCAGATGGGGCAGACAAAGGCCGCATACAAGACAAGCAAAGGTACTTTACTGGTTGACGAAGATGCGCCAAAAAAATCAGTTACAGATGGCATGGTTAAATGCTTGTCACTGATTGGATTTGCAGGTGATATATTTGGCGGGCGGTGGGATGATAGTAAGTATCAGTCTGTTGTTCTTGCTGAGTTACTGGAAAAAGAAAACCCAGTGATAACCGAAGAACAATTCGTTGAATTAAACGCTGCACTCGACGAAACACTGAGCGATAAAGAAAAGTTTTGCGAGAATTTCAAGATTAAGTCACTCAAAGAACTGAGCCAGTCAGACTACGAAAAAGCAAATACTCTGTTAGATAGCAAGCGCAGAAAGATGGGGGCAAACAATGCTAAGTCCTGAGCGCAAGGGGTGTATAACAGCGTCAGAAATTGGGGCCATTGCAGGTAATGGCAGGTTTGCAAGCCGTGACGACATCATGCGCAGAAAGGTGCGAGAGGCTCACGGCCTGCCTAATGAGTTTGTTGGTAATGTTGCGACACAGTGGGGCCATGACAACGAATCCGCAGCTATTGCTGACCTCAGGTTTGTTGCAGACGTTAATATAGCTAGCGCAGGCGATAACCAGCAATTCAAAAAACTTGAATTACAGTCAGGGAATGGCGTGACTATTTTTGCTGGCGCAACTCCGGACGGTATCACAGAGTGCGGTTATGTTGTCGAGGTTAAATGCCCGTACAGCCTGCGGAATAAAAAACCTAATGCCGCTGAGTATTTAGGGAAAGCGCCTGAGTACCTGGATCAAATGCAGTGGCAAATGCTAGTGACAGCTAGAAGCAAGTGCATCTTCGGTGTGTGGTCTCCGCTAGGGATTGATTATATTGTCATAGATTCATATTTTGCCCGGCAGGAGGAGTTGGTACTGATTGCAATGGAATTCCAATTTGAGCTGAATAAAATTCTCGCAGATGAAACACTTTCCGCAAAATACCTAGATGATCAGGGCGCAGTCATGGACGATGAAGAATTCATAGCTTTATCAGATGCGTACAAGTCAGCACTTGTAGAGCTGGAGATTGCACAGGCCAATGTGGACACGGCAAAATCTTCGCTGATTGCGGTATGTACGGATAGCACAATTGGATGCGGATTGCAGATAATAAAGGCTGAAAGGAAGGGCACGGTTGATTATGCAAAAGTGCCTGAGCTACAGGGTGTTGATCTGGAGAAGTACCGCAAGAAGTCATCGACTGTTTGGACAGTGAGGGTAGACAAATGAAGCATTATTTCCATGAGTTTGATATAGACCTTGGAGAGTTGGGACACCGCAGCGTCACGGCATGGTACACAGTGCTTCCGTATGAAGCAGGGTCATTTGACTGTTCAGGCAGGGATAGCGAAATAGAAATCTACCGCATAGATATTGATGGGAAAGAATGCAAAGATCTTGTCAGTTTAATGTGGGATGTTGCAATGGAAAAAATCAAAGAGGAGAAAGAGGCATGAGCCAGAATAGCGAAATACTTAGCCATCTGAAAACAGGCAGGACAATCACCGCACTGGAGGCACTGAAGAAATTTGGCACAATGCGTCTAGCTGCAAGGATTGATGAGTTAAGGATTGCTGGAAACAATATCCATTGTGACATTGTCAGTGTGAAAACATCACGCGGCACAATTAGCAGGATTGGAAAGTACAGACTATTAACCAAGGGGAAATGATATGAAAGGCGTGAATAAATGTATATTAGTTGGCCGAATTGGTAAAGACCCAGAGGTTAGATACTCTGCCGATGGCGCAGCAATCACCAATATCACATTGGCGACAAGTGAGGAGTGGAAGGATAAAAATACTGGCGCAAAGCAGGAACGCACAGAGTGGCACCGCGTGGTGTTTTTCGGCAAGCTCGCAGAAATCGCAGGCCAGTATCTCAAGAAAGGCTCACAAGTGTACGTCGAGGGTGCAATCCGTACGCGCAAGTGGCAGAACCAGGAAGGCAAGGATCAATACACAACTGAAATTGTTGCTGGTGACATGCAGATGCTCGGTGGCAAGGGCGGCGGTCAGCAGGAATCAGCGCAGGCTAATGCTCCGAGCGAGCCTGATGGCATAGGCGACGACGATATACCTTGGTAGTGGTATGTTCCAAAATGGAAACAACCACTTCCAGAATGGAAACAGTTGACGCATAACACAACACCAATGAGGTGAGCGAAATGATAGAATCAATTACTGTGCATAACGATACTAAGGATATTTCTATGGAAACGCATATTGCTGTTTGTGGACAGGTCGTAGAAATTGGCGATTTGGAGGAATACGGACGACAGCCTGGAATTTTGCTGCACACAGAAAGCGGCGATCATGTAGCAATTATTGGGATTCCGCGAGATCAGCTTGACGGTATGCTGTATTTAAAGCATGTCACTGTAATTATAGCCAGTTGACACGCAGCCCTGCAATAAGCGGCTAGTCCGCTGCCTGCGGTTGTTAGCCAAAAGTTTTCTACAGGTATGCGCCACCTTTGACGGCGTGAGGAAGTTGGTATGTTGTTAATTTTGATTTCCATTATTGTTGTAGTTGTGGTTGGTTCAGTGCTTATTATTTACGGTTCATCAGATAATTCTTTTTTATCTTTTTTATCTTTCTTTTTCGGTTTTGTTTTTCTGTTAGGTGCCGGATTCGCCTCGCTGTTTTACGCATTTTGCACGTGGGAGTGGATCGCTGCCGATAGTAAGGCAAATATCATCAATAGAGAGTACGGCACAAACTACACACGCGAAGAGGTTTTCTACGCCTCCGATGTTATCGAGACTATGCGGATGCTTAATCGAAAGCGTATAGAGGTGAACGGCGACATCATGCGCGACAAGCCGGACGCAAAGTGAACCTTGGAAGCCACTAGCAAAACGGGTGGCTAACACTCCGATATAAATCAACAGACGGGATGTTTTGCGTCAGCACAGGAGAAACATACATGAATGAGATATGGAAACGAGTTGCCAATGAGTATGTGCAATATGACATTAGCAATGCCGGAGTAGTGCGCAATGCAGTTACAGGTCAGCGCATTGCTACAAAAGGCGGAGGTCAGTGCGTAGGGATTACAGTTAGCAGAGGCAAAACACGAAATATCAGGGTAGCGCGGTTGTTGTATGAAACATTTATCGGCCCTGTTCCCGATGGATTCTCGGTTGTTTGTGATGGCGATATAAAACCTGAAAATCTCAGGCTTGAAACACACGGAGCAAGGGCTTCAATGGGAGGTCGAGCGCGTGCAAAACAGAATAGCTACTATGATGATGCCGAGGCTAATGATAAAATATGTCAAATGCTTGCAAACTACTGGCTGAGGAGGTCATTCGTATGAGTTCGAATAGGTTGCAGTACAGGATTTATGCAGATAAAAATACGCATCACACAAGCGAGGAATGGGCTACTGCTGATAGATATATAAACGGGTTGGCGTATTCTTATGACAAGAAAGAGGCGTTTGCTATTGCGCGTAAGGCGGCAAAAAACTGCCGTTTTCCATTTGTGGTGATGGCTGTTCCAATTCCAAGACGCGATAAAGAGAAATTGTGCACAGCTTGGATAGTAGACGCATAATTCCAAGCTAAACGGAGGGTTTATGAAGTTTGCAGATTGGTGGCACTATCACGGCTCTGGAATAATACCAAAAGAACATGAGGATATGGAGGAGTTTGCAAAGCGAGTTGCAGCAAATGCTTTTGAGGCTGGCAAGTTTTCAGTATCTGATAGGCGTGTTATTTGCGGTTGCGGTGATGAATACAATGCAGACTCATGCCACGCAGTACATATAATGCAGCATGGCAAGTGCTTAAACTGCGATTTGGCGGACAGCACTTAAAGCAACATAAATGATGACAAAGCAACATACAAGGTGCATAGAAAATGACAGATGAAAATGAAAGACTGCTGCACTTTATCCGGCAGCATGGTAAAGACTATGCACAAGCCTGCGCAGATGTTGATTATCTTCGCGAGTATCGCAAGAGTAAGAAGGCTTTGCTAGAAATTGAAGCAGCAGAGCTTGCAGGGCTGAAGACGGGACAGGAAAGAGAATCCTATGCTTATGCACACCCAGACTACATATCGCTGTTGGAGGGCATGAGAGCAGCTATCGAGAAGAAGGAATATCTAGGCTTGATGATAAAGGGATGTTGGACTAAAGTTGACATTTGGCGCACTGAGCGAGCAGATGAAAGAAAAGAACGCCAAGCCTATAACGCATAGGTGCAAGCAGTGCAGGATCAAAGCCGAGTGCATAAGAGTCGGCCTGCATTGGTTTTGCACGATGTATCACGCGATACAGTGGGCATTGAGTAACGCACAGAAACACAAAGACAAGAAATTCAGGCGACAGAAACGGGAGTTTTACGAAAATGACAAAGACACACAGGAAAAGAGAGCGGTTACTGCATGTCATCTGTATATCCGTAGCCGTGACGCTAGCAAGCCTTGCGTGTCTTGTGGGCGGCATCACACTGGTCAGTACCATGCCGGACACTACAGGCCGAGTGGAGTCAACAGCGCACTGCGATACGACGAGCGAAACATTTATAAACAATGCGCCCCTTGTAATAACAAAAAGTCCGGAAACCTGTCAGCGTACAGACTCGAACTCATTAGGCGCATTGGGATTGAAACCGTCGAATGGCTCGACAACAACCACGAAATAAAGCGATGGACGATTGACGAGCTGAAAGAAATCACTGCGTATTACAAGGAAAAGCTGAAGCAGCTACCGCCAATCCCCGGGTGATCCTCTATTACCTAGCTTCCATTGCTCAGTGCAGTCAGTCCGCAATTTATCTGCGTATTCTTTGCTGTGTCGCTTCTCAACTCGCAGTATAAATTCAGCGGCATACTTTTTCCCGTTGCTTGCAGTTTGTGCAAGTATCCATCTTATTAAGCATTGATGCCGTAACTGCTCAAGGTCAGTCATGCTATGCCCCTGTGAATAACTGCCTCTCTGCCTCGCGCCTTCTGCGAAGACCTGATTCAAAAGACGTGCCTTTATTTATCCATCGGCCAAACTGTTTAGCAGCGCCGGAATAGTCGCCGGAATTTAACAGCCGTAGCAGTGTAGACTTTCTGAGCGCATTGGCCCCCACGTTATAAGCAAACGATACCAATGCGTCAAATTGCGATTGAGTCACCGGCACAGTAACGAGAGACGTGACAGCAGACGAGAATTCGGCTAGGTGTTTTGCTAGTGCTGCATCAGCCTTTTCCTGTGACCACACAAACCCCTCGACAATGCCTGACCCTGTGGCACCATAGCCAATAGTCCAGACTCCGGCAGGGCATTTGTACGCCTTCAGCCTGCACCCCTCGAATTCTTTTATCAGGTCAATCCCTCGCTGTGATATGTTCACCGCGCCACCCCTTTAAGTTTCTCAGCGGTACGTAAGCCGCCAAGACCCAACATGCCAAGCAGCAATGTTAAAAGATCAGACATGTCCAGGGCAGGAGGTAAAGGAACAGGATCAACAGCAAAGCCCGAAGCCCACGCTAACAGCGGGCGAATGATGAACGTGTAAAGCAATCCCATCACACACACCCATCCTACAGCCGGTCTCCATCCCGCAACAAACACTGATGAACTCTGCGCTTCAACTGCATTGACCTGTAGCTGGCCTTTTGCCAATTCAAGATCAGCGGCTAATTGTTGCAGCTCGCCATTCATTTGCAGCTCAAACAATTTTAACTTGGCTTTTTCTGCTTCGGTTTTATCAGGCCACACCTTGTCAATGATCTTTCCGCCAAAATCAAAAATTGCGCCAATGCCGGTTAAATCAGCCATCACATCACCTCTAATTCCACAGACTGCCCTTTATCAATCGCATCAACAATCCTTTTACACAGCTTCGCAAGCGTTGCGCGTGCATTAATAGGAGTGCCATCAACAATATACTCAGCAACAAGTACACCAACATCATCGTCATCATCCACAAATCTTAAACCAGTACCAACAATGATTATTGATAAATCACCGTCAGCAACCCGAGCAACAACATCATAAACGCCTGACTCTAAATCACATGCACATGCGCAAAAACTCGTTCCATTTATGAACAGCGTTTCATTATCAATCTCTATTCTCATTTAACCAACCTGCTAACGTCCAAGTCATTTTTATATATGTCTTTTGTCTGACCTAATTTATACATGGCATGTGTTCTGTTGTCTAATAGATACTCACAGTCCACTGTCTTGCGCCACATAAACCCGCCACTGCACTGACTCTTGCATATCAACATTGCATGACCAAGACCATACTCATCAATAAAATACCCTACACGCATGTCTTTAGCAGAATAACCAGCTTGTTTCAGATGGTACATTTTTAGTATGGCGTAGTCTTCACAATCGCCAGTTTTTAACGCCGTGGTCATTTGCGGAGGTTGCCAAAAGTCTTTTTTGCCATGCTCGGCAAGGTCTGTCTTGAATGACAGTATAATGTTTACCTTATAATTGACTTCATCAAGTATTTTGTAGGGGATCATCTCAACCGCTCGGTGATGTGCGTACAGCCTCGATAACTAATTTGAAAAACCATGCAAATACAGAAATGGCAGCGGCTCCAAGTGCCGCAAAGATAGCGCCAAAGAATGAGGTGCGGTATTTCTCCCACCGTTCTCGCGCCTCTTTTCTTTCATCAAGATATTCCTTAACCATAGGAATGACATCACGCAAGAACTCGTGATGCTTCAAATGTTCATCTTCGTCAATTCTTTTTATTGGTGTTATTCTCTCGCCCATCAGAGAATTCCTTATTATTGTTTGAATTCAGGCACTTCATCGCCTTCAAAATAGACTGTGTAATTCTCGCCATCGCAAATAACAGCTATATTATTATCCGGAATTTTAGTCTTAGGACAAAGGACATCACCAATCAGTACGCATTTAATTTGTATCATCTGACCACCTCGATTATGTAACGATCTAGTGTTATGGAATCAGCAGCACTGCCTAACTGTCCCGTGAACTGGATTACAACCGGAGCTGTAGTATCAACAGCAAACGAAAGCGACGAGCTAGCAACAGCGCCTAACCCAGTAGCAGAGCCAAGAGCCGTTGCTGTTTGAGTCGCCGCAGTTTTGTTTATCACTAATCCGATAAGGTTCTGAGATAAAACAGCCGCCGCGTTAGAATTAGCTACAAAATTATTGCCGCCGAATTTTATCCTTGGTGCTTTAGTCCCTGCCGTTCCAACCATCGAATAAAAAGCAGTTACACGAACCATCCCTGTAGCGCCAAGTATTCCGGCAGGCAGAGTGTATGCACCAATCTCTGTCTCTGCTGTTGTTCCTGTTAGCGCAGAACCTGTACCATTAGCAACAACGCGCACAAGTTTTGTATTTGACCCGAAACTCAACATTATGACACCCCGCGAACAACAAGAGTAAACGACCTGGCCGCAGCTTCAGACGACCCAGTTACAATACGAACCCACGGGAAAGCAAGAAACAAAGCAGGATCAAGTGCAATCCAACTATTTGCAGCGCATGGGATTGTAAAGGTTGCCCCAGTGTAGTCGTAAAGCGTTAGGGCTGTAGACCCATCAAGCGAAACTTGCAGGGTCAATGACGTAGAAGTCAACTCTGCCGGGGTTATGATTGATGTCAGCCCTGCCGGAGCAATGTCAGTCAGGATGTTTATCCATCCGCTTGTGGTGCCGCTTGCTGCAACTGTTGCTACATATTGTGTCATGGTATCTCTCCGTTAAAATGGTCGTACATAAACTATTGCTACAATGTCTGGCCCTGTTGTAGCTGCGTCGATCAGCGCATAATCAATATCTCGTTGTGCTGCCAGTCTTCCTAAAACACCGCCGAAAATATCGTAATTGTTCTTTATTGCTGTGTTTACCGCCGCTTTGTTTGCTAAGCCTGAAACAGCTAGATAACCGTCATAAAATGGCGAATTATTAGCAGAGTTATCAGTATACGTAACAGCATCAGCAAATAAAGCTAGATACATCATCCCGATAAAAAAACTACTTGGATTTGACTCGTTAGTGATTAACGAAATGATGTCATTATTCAAATCTGAATTATAAGTTGCTTTTGATCTAATTCTTGTTTCGGCCAAATCATAAACCCATGCAGAACCGTCCCAGTTGCATGTATAGTACGGTCTTTGCGTCACAGAAATATCAGTAGATCGAATTATATCCCCCTCGTAATATCCACTGTAATCCGCTTTCACATAATAACCCATCACCAGCCCCTATCAGCAACAAACTTATAAGCCCACGATGCCGCCGTAGCAGTGCTGGCCGTACCTGTTGCACTGATAACGATAAATGATGTATTTGCGCCGGTTCGCGCATAAATTGTTTTAGTATTTCTTGCAACAGTGAACGACCCCATAAAACCACCGCCCGCAACTTGCAGGAATGGCGTTACTTCATCACCTGCAACGTAATCATATTCTGCCGTTGTGCATTTTATAATTATATTAGCAACCCTTGGGGCTATGCCTAAGTTGTGCGTCTTTGTGATTAAAGAACCCGCCGCTGGCAGAGTTGATGTATACCCTGAGTCATAAACGCCATTTACCGCGTACCAGACAAGATTCCCCGTTGTTGCACCTCCGCTTGCGTCAACCTGGCCAACATACACACGATACTTCTGTACAGCAGTTGCACCATTACCGCACCACATTACCATCTGCTCGATATTGAATGTGTCTTGTGTTGACGTTACAGAAGGAACTCCAGCCACTTGGTAGATTGGTATTAGCTTAGTCGATCCTGTTGTAAGTGCGCCGGTTGATTCATTAACATCGACATATAGATAATAAGTAACTGCGGGAGCTGAATTAAGCTCAGTCCACGTCAAGTTTGCTGTACTCGTTCCTGTGACATCTGCACCATAGCCGTTAGCCGCCGAAACAATCAAAGGCATTGCAGTAATGGAGTCATAAGACGCGCCGCTTGCGGGTGCGGTACTGATAGCAGTGGTAACTATTGTTGTGCCGCCTGTTGACCCGCCAAGAGCAGTTGCACCGGTTGAGCTAACCATTGCAGATATGATTGCCTGCCTGCGCAAGTTTGTATATTGTACAAGCAGCGATCTTGCAAACGCTGTTGTTGCAATGTTTGTTGTATTATCCCCTGAAGACTGTGTTACCGCAGTAGAGCCATCAGGAAGAGAAATCTTTGGCACAGCCGGATTAACAGACGACAATAAGCCATAGCTAACAAGTATTGCCGCATTTGCTACTGTGCCGGAATCAACAACGTAAGTAATGGTCGTAGTTGAAGCGGCATAGCTTGAAACTGTGATAGTCGCATAAACAGGATTAGTCCCATTCGACGCGGTAATTTTTAGCCTTCGGCCTACATGCAATGCAGATGTTTCATCTGACCCTGAAATTGTGAACTCTGTAGCAGATGAATAAGTACACGTTACAGTAGTCAGCACCCATTCGCTTACAATCACGAAATCATTGATGCCTGAGATGTTGTCCTCAGTATAAACAGCAGTATCATCACTATCAGTGACCGCGTACTTGTACACAACGTCATCAGTAAACCAGACAGAGTAAGGAGTTCGCCCCTCTGAATCGAGTATAATCGGGTTTGTGTTTGGAGTAGCAGAAAGTGAATCCTGATAAGTTGCGGCAGGCGTAGTTGTTCCTGCTAGATAGGTGTGAATCTTCCCGCCTGAATATGGATTGCCGTTTGCATCTATAAACTGTCGCCGTGATATGAGCGCTAAATAAGCCATTGCCTAACCCTCTTAAACAGACGTACCACTGGCGTTTACCCATGTTACAGCCTTAGTGGTTGCGTCGATATTGGAAATCCATACAGGGTAGCCCAGATCAGTGTCGAAATAGGTGCGCCCAACAAAATTGTCACTTGTCGGTCGGTTAGCAGTAGCGCCAGACTGTGCAACGGTTGAAGCCTGATTGCCAACCTCAGTAAACCATGTAACCCAAGCTCTAGGTATCTGGTCAGCATTCAGCGATTCACGTACCGGAGGCGCACTCACTCAACATCTCCGTAAATAGCAAGAATGCACCGCTTCACAGGGTCAGAAATCGACACGCGAAATGTGAAATCTCTTGCAGCCCCGAGCCGGGCCCATTGTGCGCGAGTCCTGAACTGACCTAGTGCGCCCATCTTTGCAACAACCGGATTACCCCATGAATGCCCGCCGTCTTTTGATATTTCCAGCATTATCTCAGGGTCAGAACCCTGACCAGTATCCAATCCTGTGCCTGACTCAATATCAGCTTGCAGGTTATAAACCCTGATGCGATCAAGACCTGAGCTTATATGACGACCCGTTATGCTCATTATATTTGGCTCGCCATTATCTTCATACACGGTATCCTTGAGCCGGTAAATGCTCCCCGTTTCATAATCAGCCACAATCGCGGTCATTCCGAAAACATCTGCAATCTCACCACGATACCGCTCCAATCCGTAGCCTTTCAACTGTGACCAGCAGCCTGTCTGCATGTCATACATCCACGTATGGCCCCCTACGTTCAAGACGTACATGGGATGCCCGTTTGTCATAAATGAAAAAGCAGACGCATCAGAAACAGATACATAGCTGTTCAATATCCGTTCCATATCACTGTTACTTACTCGCTGAGGCGTGTAGCCATTCAGCAAATAAACCTGTACCTCTCCCATCCGGTTACGACCAAGGAACATAACCGCGCTATCCATCTTGCAGACAGTCCACCTGCCAGCAAGACCAACCTCACAAGGCGAACCGGCACGACCGAACGGGAAATCCTGTGCGCCAACATTCTGCACAAACTCCGTTGTATATGGCCCGAATAGAATCACCTCTCCATGGTCAACATAATTTGCAATGATATTATCTGGATTGCTTTCAGCACTGGCAAAGTCTAATGCATTCCAGTTGATCCCATCATAAAGCCCTGAAACATAATACTGCCCGGTGCCAGGCTTGTTGACGACAAAATACCCGTCAAGAAATCCAGCAGTTTCACCGCCTGGAAATCCCTCTGCGGTGATTTTCGCTAGAACTGTGTTGATAGTATGAACCCCTGAGCCAGCCGATGCTGTATTGACTGGAGTACCACCACGAGTCAAAGCAACATTGAAACTATTAGGGTCATCAAGACTTACAACATAATAAGTGGTGCCGGTTGACAGGCCGCTTGGCAGTGTTCCAGTAGTTGAAAATACTATGGCTCCACCGTCAATCAATCCGTGATTAGTGCATGATATTTTTGTAGGTGTCTGATTAGAGATTGTGCATGTTTTTGGCAAGAATAAATCATAAGTCCATCCACTAGCAGACCCGTCTACAATAAGTATCTGACTCCCATTACACGCCATCCCTACGCGGCCATAAGTAGACGTGATTGTCCCAATACTCAGCGCATTGCCGCCTGCATCTATTCGATAAACAGTGTCAGCCGATACCGCATACAGATAATCTCCGAACGTAATCATGCCCCTTACAGGACTAGCGCCCAGATTTGTGAACAGCTCAAGGCAAGGCATCCCATAAGCCACGATAGATGTAGTTTCATCATCGGTCACTTTTTCCAGATAGCAATTAACCCTTGACTGTGCAGTGACAGACGGGAAGCCGGATTGAACGCCTAGACCTAAAAACGGGATGCGTTTCATTGGCGAACCCTATCAAGCAACACCTGTTCAGCAGGTAGCAGCACTTGCCCTGTAGCTTTGCCGAGCACTTGTTGCCTAACAGGTGCAGGTGTCAGCAGCCTGATTATCTCGCTTTCAGGTACACCCTGAGCCATCAGGATATTGCCTAACTCATTTGTCACCGCAGGGTCTGACATTCTCCGTCCGTTAGGTGTCAATGTTTCCATCAGCTTATTGACTACGAAACCACGCGGATTAGTTAGCGCTTCAGCTCCATCTAAAGCCTCTTTCGTGTTCAGCCTTTCAGCCGTGCGTGATCCTTCGATAGCGTTTGAAGTCCTGCGGAATCTTCCCCACTTGGCAGCATTGGCTTCTAATTCCTTAACGGCATCATCACCGGCTAACGCTGCAAGCATTTTTTTGCGGTTTGCATTGTTATCCTCACCAATAAGAGTACGGGCAAGGCTTCTATTTCCACCCTCCGACCCTGCTTTATCAGTTGCAGATTTTAACATCGCCATTCTTGCAACGTCTTTTTCATGCTGACTCATACCTGCAACCCGTTTGATAAACTCATCAGGCTTGGCAGTGTACTTGAAGAAATCAGCACCAAAGTCTGCGGCATCCTTAACAGCCGAACCACCTGCCCAAGTTTTACGAGCAAGCAGGTAATCAGGATTCTGATTCAGTATGTCATCTAGCACATTCTTTTGCTGCATCAGCGCACGGGCTTGCCCTGGCTGCGGATTGGTAACCGACTTGGCAGCGGCAATAGCATCATCAAGCACCATCTTCCCATAGTGCAAACGCTCCATATCGGTTAATGCCTTGGATGAAAAAGACCCGTCAGCATTCTGAACAACACGACCAACATCACCAGCCGCCCTCTTTTCAGCCTGACCTAAAAGACCCTGCATCTCAGGCATGGCAAGTATTGCTTGCTGCTTTGGAGTCACGGGAACTTGTACGCCACTAGCAAAAGCCTTTTCGTATAGCGGTTTGGCTTCCTGACTCATACGCCTAGCGTTAGCTTCTAGCGCAACAGCAGCATCATCAGCGCTATTAACACCCAACTGCTTACCCAACACAGCGAGCACATCGGCTTGCTCACCTTTGTTTCTTGTCTTGACAAGCTCTCTTGCCGC